GCTATACTTTCACCATCATTTATAGTAACATCTATACTCCCCATTTTATCTGGGAATACATCAAATTTATTTACTTGGCTTTTCAACATTCTATCTGGAAAATTTTTACCACCTGATCCACTAGGTTGTCTAATATTGCCTACATATGTTCTTCTTCCATGAACAACTGCAGTTTTAAATTTAGCATCTATTGAAGAAACATTTCCCCCATATCCATTTATGCTTTTAAATGTATCTATAGTATTAGCAGATTCTGGAGTAATTGCTTTTACTATTACACAATTTTTATAAAAAGTTTCTCCAGTTGGAGTCCCATCTCCAGTTACATTAACCATTGTGTACGATAATAAATCTCCCTCTGGGAACCATTTAAAACCATTATCAATAAAATCTAATTCACCTATAAGATAAAAGTTATCATTTTGTTCTAATTTATAATATAATCTTGATCCAGTTATTCTTTTACTTAAAGTGTAAACTGGAGAACCTGCACTGTTATATGGATTAATATAAGAATCAAAATTTAATAATATAGCATCACCTAATATATTTAATTTATTAACATTACCAGAACCAGTATCTGTAAATTGAAAAGGAAGAGATTCTTGTTTTTCTTCGTCATATAAATATGTATGATAAAAAGTATAAACTCCAGGTTGAAATCCTTGCACAGTAACTGGATTAATCATTACTGGGCCACTTACCCAAAACGTAGGAGAAGCTGAACTAGCATCAGAATCAGTAACATCTACATACCAATTAACTATAGTATCTCCTAATGTATAATCAGATGTTGCTATATTTGTAGAAGAACAAACTAATATATTCCAACAATCTGCAACAATTTCTTCTTTTGAAAAAACATATTGAACATTAGTAGCAGAACTAGCAGTATAATGTTTTACTTGAATATTTACTAAATCTGCATATTCAGCTGCAGTAATATACACTCCAATTACCCAACTATTTTGCTCATCTATTACATAAGATCTTCCATCATCTTGTACTACTGAATTTACTCTACTAGCATTAGAAGTTATTTTTACATTATTATCTCCTATTAATGGATAATAAGTAGGATCATCGCTTAATGTTCCTCCTATAACACCGAGGGCAGAAGCTGTATTTGCAAATAATTTATTAAATTGTAAACCAACTCTTAAATTAACGCTAGACACATCAGCTACATCTTCTCCACTTGCATCTGCTACGTTACCAATATATTCAGATGCACTTGAATTTACACCATTGCTATCAGAACCAGCAAAAGGAGTAGATATTAAACAATTACCAACAGTTGGGGATTGGATTGCTTGGTTTGCCTGAGTCCACCCAGTCGGGTTTCCAGTTGTAACTACAGAAACTGTAAATCCAGAATTACCAGCATGGGCATCAGTTTTTTCACCGCTATCAATTAAAGTTATAGTTACTGTGTTTGTGTCAGCGCTTGCGCTAAATTCTGAATTAGCATTAATAGCTCCAGCTACTTGAGTTGCGACTGTATTTGCGCTATCATTTGTAGTAATGCCAGTTACTTCTATATTGTGAATATAACTTCCACTGCCAGTAGGTTGAGAAGTTCCACTATTATCTACATCTATCCATACTTGAGTCTTATGATTATCAGCTCCATATATATCAAAATATTTTCCATCTAAACTATCTGAACTATCAGCTACACAAACAACGGTTATTTTTTCAAATCTTTCTAAACTAGCATTTAAACCACTAAATTTATTTTCATTAATATATCCAAACCATTTATTTTTAATTGAATCATCAAATTCACCATCACCTACTCTTAAATTACCATCCCCAACATAAAAAACTGGTAAATCGCTATCAAAAGTAGTTATTTGATTAGCGTTCCAACCGCCACTATCTCTTATGTCTATTGCACTATCTGTATCATCATATGCAATTACGAAAGTTTCATTTGCGTTTGTTCCATCTAACTTCTTATCAGAAGCCATAGTAAACAAACCACGATTAGGTAATATATTTAATGTATGGCTAACACTTTGGTCTCTATCAAATTGACCTAATGTTCTAATTCTTCCAAGATTCGTAATGTTAATATCTTGTAATGAAGAAGCTTCGTTTTCTTTTATATCTCTAGGATCAGCATTAGTATTTAGACCTCCATGAAATGATTCTATTTTATGTGTTTGTTTAGGCATTTTGCTCGTATTCTATATCTTCTATGATAAGATTTTGAGCATGCTCTGGTAATTCACATAACGAACAAGTATCTTCTGTAAAGTCTACTTCAGAATTTTCATCATGGCTAAAAATATCTAATCTAAGACCTCCTTCAGAACCAGATATAGCACCGCCATTCCTTATCCTCGATTCGTTGAGTTCCTGTAAGGAATCATCTGGTTCAACATATCTCGTCTTTTCTTGCATCCTCCACACTCCTTTATTTTTCCACGAGTAACAGTTTTTATTGCACGACTAACAGTGTCGCCAAATCCAATATCATTGCTAAATAAATCTACATTTATTTTTTTACCCATTAATAACCACTACTCATATTTTTTTTAATACGATTTTTCATTCTAGCATTTTTAGACTTAGCCATTGCTGTTCCAACCATGTCTTTTTCTGCTTTAGCAGATGTTCCAGCTTTTTGAGTTTTACCCATTTTCTTTCCACCATAACTCATACAATCAGCCATGCTTTTGTATTTTTTCCCTGGCCCAACCATTGTTTTACACATTGCTTTACTTGGCATTTTATTTTCCTTTTTTATTTATTTAAAAATTATCAAATCTTACTGAATCGTCACCAACTCCTGGCCCAACATCTTTCATTTTTTTCATAACTTTTCTATTTTTTTGTTTTGTTTCAGCTTTTAATCTAGCGTCTTTTTGTCTATTTCTAACTGGTTTGCATTTTTTTAACTTTTGATCGTAAACTTCTCCAGTTTTGCATTTAGCTCTTTTTTTCATTGTTATTTTCCTTTCATTGATTTTTGAATTGCAGATGACCTTTTGCTTTCATAACTAGATAACTTGCCATCTTTATTCAGGTCTGCTTTTTTTGTTACACATTTTTTAAGTTTCATGTCGTAGACTTGACCTACTTTACATTTCATTTTACCTTTCATATTATGTTTCCTTCTAATACCACCAGTTTTAAAATTTGTTGAACCACCTCTTCCTGTGTCTGGAGATGATACATCTGATAATCCAAATACATCAGCCATTATTTCCAACTTATCCTTTTACTACTTGTTTTCTTTTTCATAGCAGAAGTGCATTGAGCCATAGTTGGTCTACAAGCAGGGTATCCTTTTCGTTTCTCACCTTTTCGCCTACCACAAGGTTTTCCTGTTTTGCAATCTACCCATCCTTTTCCTTGATTTCTTGAAAACCATTTTTTTAAACCTTCTTTAGCCATTACTTCTTTTTCTTACTTGAGTTGCCCCAATTAGCAGCTCCTACTTTACGGCATTTGACTAATGCTCCAGAAGCATAAGCTGAGGGCCATACTTTATATCTTGCTTTTACTTTGTGGTAACAAGCATCTTTTTTAGACATTTAACATCTCCATCTTCTTCTAGCTGCACAAATTCTTTTGTCAGGTGTTTTTGAACAATTAATTCCATGCATCCTCATTTGACCTGCAGATCTACTACAATAAGACTTTCTTCTTTTAGCAGATTTGCTACCTGGTTTTACTTTACCAGTTACTGCAGTTTTAAGTTTAGAACCTGGGTTCATTCTCCTATAAGCAGCTACACCAGCTCTAGTCATTCCCGCTCCAGATTTTGTAGAACGAAAATTCCGTTTATTTTTTGCTGGCATTTTTCCTTGCTTTCGAGCCATTTTACAATCCCATCCTCACTGATATTTTTTCTAATTTACTTCTTAAGTCTTCTAATTCTTTATATATAAACTCTATATGCTTATCTGTATTATTAGATTTTTTTGTTTGTTTTTTAACTGGTGGCATTACACACCAATCTTTTTTAACAATACACTTTTAATAACTTTCCAAAGTGCTTCAAGTATCTTTTGTTCTGTCTTTTCTGAAATAATAGGTATATCTACAGCTTTATTAATTTCTGCAATAATTTCTGCTCCATTTTCATCTGACAATAAGTCATCTGCTATAAGTTTAGCTAACATACTAACTCTCCTTTATTTTTTTTGTTTTTAAGTATAAATAGTAAATTTGTATTGCAAACATAACGCACATAAGAATACCAGATAATAAATCTGTCCAATATACAAATCCCAAACTTGTGCTTAATCCTGTAACTTTTAAACTATCCATTAATTTACACTATCCGCTTGTGATTTAGATCCTTGGCCTGAATTAAAAAATGATATTGTACTTTGCATTTTTTCTTGTTCTATTTGTTTTTTTAATACCATAGAATATAGTAAATCTAAATGCTTTAATAATGAGTCTATTTGAGGAACTTCGACAATTAAAGTTTTTTCTTGTTTATATTGATTATTGTATATGTCTGCTAAACTATGCATTAATGTCTTCCGTTTATTCTACTCAAAGAACCTTTTACTTCTGATATTTGATTATCTAAATCATTTACTTCTTTAGTTAAAGCATCAAATTTTCTATCTAATTTGTCATCAGATTGATTCCATCTACCAATTAATTTTATAATCATACCTTCCATATTTTCTAAAGTTTCACTTTGTCCTTTATTTTCTACTTTTAAATTTTCAAGTGTTTCTTGTTGCTTAGCCGCCTTATTCGACATTTGCACTACTAAATATACAAACATTGCACCAACAACTCCAATCATTCCCGCTTCGCCATAGACTGCTAAAAAATCCATTATTTCTTTTTTCTTTTACCCCAACTTAAAGGATTAATATTAAATTCTTTTTCATAAAAAGCTACTTTTTCTGCTAATTCTTCTCTTTCAATTTTTTCTTCCACGATATGTTTTTCAAGCAAGTTTCCAATTTGTTGATTTGCATCAACCATTTTGTCTTCCAATTTTCGTATTCGTGTTTCAATTTGCCAATAACCATATACCAACATTCCAATAAGAACTGCAATTTGACCAAGCCATTTAAGGTTAATAGAAACAATGGCGTTGTCATCAAGAATAGCAGTACGATAACTTCTGGCGGTATTTGGTTTTCCACTCACTTTACCTCAATTTGTTCCATTCGTTGATGCTTATAACACCAATTACTATCATCGCTGATACGACCATGAAACCAATGAATAGTTGAATCAACATCCATTATCTCTGTAAAAACTGTATTTGTAAGTGTATCTTGTGGTGCTAAAGGAATGTTTCCCACTATCCAACCTTGATTGCAATTCGTTATCCCTAATATAATTAATAGGAATCCCATAACTCGTACTAACAACTTTAAAATCTCCATTTTTATATTTTTTAATTTTTTTATTCATAATTCTGTTATTACTGAATTAACTAATTTATGTTTTCCAACTATCATTCTTCCTTTTCCTCCGCCATGTTCATCTTCACATTTATCAACATATGCTTGTTCAATCGTATTCCAATTATCGCTACGTTGTATAATTTCACCATTAAATACAAGAAAATATTTTTTACTAGCAGGATAAGTAAGGGTCTCTGTTGTACCATCTGAATATTTCTTTGTACGAGTAGAATTAGGAGTCGTATTTCTATACAACTTTAAATCATGACCCTTTGAACTTTTCCTTATAAGCATTAGTCTTCTTTAACCTCTTCAGATTCTAATGATTC